AGGGAGACTTCTTTTTTCCAGTTGCACGGTAGCAACTCCCGTTCTGTAAGCTCCGGATGTCCCGGTAAAAGTAGGTATTTCGTTTTGTAATTTCTTCTTGTGTTTTCATGTGATTGATTGATTGATTTGTTTGGTTAGTTAGTTGGATTTAAGATTTTCAAGCAAATCCCTGTAATCTGATATCTGGGACTCTAAAAAGAGCCTTTGTGCATGCAAAGAAGAAATAACTTCCCAATCGGTTTCCTTGTTTATACGCACATTAATTTTGCTTGTTTCGTGGAGTAAGCGAACGATGTGAATCTGGCAATCTACTTTTTTCATGGTGGTTAATGGGTTAAATGAAAGTCTTTGATGATGGTTAATAGATACTATTATTTAGTCATGTGCAAGTACAAACAGTTAAAACTTTAAAAAAAAGTGTGGTCAAAGACATTTTTTACATGTTTGCTGCTCATTTGTTCACTGGGAAAGACACCGATCACAAGGCGCAAACCCTAAAATACAATAGAAATGCCAAAAGGACAGAGACTCTTAACCAAGTCAGAACAGGAATGTTTAATAGAGCACATCTCTAATGGTGGTGCAGCCTCTACATGGTGCAAAGAAAACGACATGGCGAACAGCAAAGTGTATGTGACGTTAAGAGAAGATAGTACATTCAAAGCCGACTATTCACACGCACGCGAAAACCAAGCCGACTCTTTTGTGGAGAAAATATTCGATGTTTGCCATAAGTTAGAGCTGCGGACCATCGACCCGCATTCAGCCCGTGTTATAATTGATACACTCAAATGGACAGCGGGAAAGCTCAAGCCCAGACAATGGGCTGATAACATGGAGGTCAATGTTAAGGTCAGTGGCAAGCTGTCGATGATAGACTATTTGATTAAGCAGCAGCAGGACAAAGCGATTGACGTTGAATGGACCGAGAATGCCACTGAACAGGCGATCACTACTCAAGACGACTCTACCCCCACCCCCTCTTTGTTTAGAGCCTCAGAGACCCCCGGGGGGGCCATTTAGAGACACACCCCCCACCCCCCTAATCTTCTCCCAGACATTAAATTAAATGCTGTAATTAACTTGTAAAAATTAGTAACCTTATTTTCCTAAAAAAAATTATTACCCCCCCATTTATTTGTAAAAATTGTTAGCATTGACGAGAAGACCAAGAACGATAACGATTTATTATTATGGCAGTCAAGTTAGGCAAAAATCAGGAAGTTGCGTTTGAGCGCAAGGTGGTCCTCGACAGGATCAGGGTCAAGGAATACCCTAAGATGCGTGAACAGGTGTTCAGGGAATTCGGAATCAACAAGGGCAATCCGGTGAACGTGCTGGCTGAGTTGAGGATTTACCAGAACCCTAAGGACATGGTGAACTACGATCATGCCATGTGGCCCGTCAACGCCATGGGAGACCAGCCTGTGGTGGGAATGTGGTTTGCCTGCATGGAGGACTGGGAGAAGGACGAGGAGGAGTTTAAACGCCGTCTTGGTGAGGAAATGGAACGACTGAAATACGTGTTGAGAGAAAAGAGAGGAGTTGGAGTTTGATGCAAAGCGCAATGCAAGCTACCAGAAAAGACAGGTTTGGTAGGACTATTAAGCGTGGGATTCATCACAGTGTTAAGCGAGCTATTAGAAACAAATATCACTTTATTCACAAAAAGCTTGAGGAAGAAAACGAGAAGCGTGATAAGGTCATGCGTAACTTGGAACTGGGGGTAGGTGTCTGATGGGTTTTCCCGTTGGGGGCAGGGATGTGATTTACTGGAAGATGGACACCGACACCAATAACACCATAGCCTTAATTTGCTACGTTATTAACTTCAAATAAACATGGTTAATCTTAGGCAATCATTCGCCCAAAAGATGCGCTACCCCAAATATCGTCTGGAGGAAGCCGAAATCTATTGGATTGTTGCGAAGCTCAAGGACGCTGACGGCAGACCGATCAACAAGTTCATGCCCTTTCGTCCGTTTCCCCACCAACAAAAGCTTAACGAAAGGATTTTCAACAACGGCTCCAGAAGGATTCTTGTTCCCAAGGCAAGGCGTATGGGTTTCTCGACTGACATCAACATTGCTCAGTTGGATTTCTCCTTGAACAACCCAGACTTCCACAGTCGAATCGTGGACATGTCAGAGGATGACGCCAAGGACAAGCTGGTTAATCGTGTCACCAGGGCGTGGGATCAACTCGATTCCTTAGTGGACACTGGGCTGACACTGAACATCCGTTCAGGTAAGGAGCTTTCTTGGAGTAACGGCAGCAGATTCACGGCTTCAATCTCGGGTCGTGGTGGTGATGCGGCTCACTTTCTGCACGTTTCGGAGCTGGGTCCAATCGACTACAAAGACCCCAAGCGTTCTAATGAAGTAATCAACGGAGCTTTTCCGGCGGCAGACGGTGGCATCATCGTGGTTGAGTCAACGGCCAAGGGTCCTCAGGGCAACTTCAAAAGATTGTGCGACATGGCCATGGCTATCCCACCGGAGGAGCGCACCATTGACGACTGGGAAGTTCTGTTCTTTGCTTGGTGGATGGACCCAAGACACGTCCAGTCAGGCTCAATAAGCAGGATCAAGGACGAGACCCATGAGTATCTGGACTTTGTTGAGCGTGAGGAAAATATTACCTTGTCGATGCCCCAGCGTCTTTGGTATCAGGTCATGTCAGACACGGTATCGGAAATGAAGTATGAGTATCCCTCCATGCTTATTGAATGTTGGGAAGCTCCAATTGAGGGTGCTATTTACGCCAATGACATCAACAAGGCTAGAGCCCAGGGTCGTGTAGGTAGTTTTCCTTACCTGCCCAGAAACCCGTTGTTTACGATTTGGGACTTAGGTGCTCCACAGAATACCCGTTGCATCGTGTTTCAAATGCTTCAAGGTGAGATCAGGATAGTGGATGCCATACACGGAGGAACAGAAGCATCTACCCAGATAGAAGGACCCTACAAGCCCTTTGAATGGGTAGAGGAACTGGACAAGAGGGGTTTCCTTAGGGCCAAGCACATCCTGCCACATGACGGTGACGTGACACAATACACCGGAACAACTTTTAAGCAAGAGTTAATGTCTGCCGGATTGAAGGACGTAACCTACATGCAGCGACAAACAGCGAAGGACCCATGGGCCAGAATCAACCCAACATGGGGAAACTTTGAGCGATTTACCTTTAACGAGAAAGCTGTTGGGGTCAAGATCCTGATAAATCATTTGTCCTGCTACCACACAAAAACCGAATCAGACGGCATGACCGTTAAAGCAGTGCCTCACCATGACTGGGCGTCTCACTTTTCAGAAGCTTTTTCGGCTATTATCGAGGCTGAAGAACGTGGTTTCTGCACTAGATTTACCATTGGACAAAACTCAGGTAGAGTCAACAAACGGTCTAAAGTCACTTACAAAGCTCACTCAGCATACTAATGAACGAATTTAAACAAAACTATTTGGACATTTACACGTTTGCAGAGGCTTTATGCCAAGCCAATGGAATAGATTACCAGGAGATCCTTACCTACCATGAGCGGTTTGGCTACATTCTTAGCACACCGTCATTACTGATAATGGCGCATCTTAAGATAGTGGAAAGTGAGACTTGCTGGTTCGTAGAATTACTAATTGGAAATGGGGGAATTCCCTATGTCCTATCGGTGATGCCAGTATGGTGTGATAAAATAATGTTTGCCAGACCCCTCCGAGGTATCCTAAAACCAAAGGCTTACAAAACTGAACGCATTTGCAGACACTTTGGAATTGATCCAGAATCTTTAAAATCTAGACTCAATGTTGCATAAATTTCTCTTTAAACTTATCACTTGTCATTATACGACTTTCTATCTTGGTGGCAGCAATATTAAAGCTCCAGCAAAAGCAGCAGCTCCTATCTCTGAAAACGCCCTAGACGTTTCTCAGGCTGGACGGGCACGAAGACGCAACATTTCACAACGACAAGGTTTAGCCGCAACTATCTTAGCTGGAGGCAATCCAGGATTGACCAGTGGTAAGGAAAAACTCTCAGGTGGTTCATAATGGCAACTGGCAAATACGTTTCTGACAGGGTAAAAAAACTGTTTACCTGCACTCACTACATTAACTACGCTTCTAATGCCCAAGACGTAGCCTCCCTGTTTGCACCTAGACGGTCCAACATACAAACTAAAAAGCCTGAGGGAGACGTTGCAGGGTGGTATGACCACATACTTGAGCCAGCACCTATTGAAGCGGCTCAGACTCTTGCACAAGGCCAATATGATCTTTTGTTTACTGGCAACTGGTTTGAAACGGTAGAGCCATTTATGGACACCGAAGGCAATAAGAAGTCTGCCAATCCGGTCTCCAAAGCCTACGCCAAGGTGGGAATCATTATGCGTGACGTAATTGAAGCTTCTAATTTCAAGCTTGAGATACAAGAATTCCTACTGGACAGGTCAACTACTCACACGGCTGTTATCCTTCAGGAAGAAGACGATGAAGAAGTTGTGTTTTTCCGCAACCTGGAACCTGGAACCTTTGCCATTGCAGAAAATTACAAGAAAGAAGTGGACACACTGGCACGTAAGATTCCGCTCACAGCCAGACAGATTAAACAACAATTTGCCCTAAAGACTGATTCTCTGCCAGCAAAAGTTCAGGAAGCTCTTGAGAAAGACAAGCTTGATGAAATGTTTGAGGTGGAACACCTAATTGAACCTAGAGAAGGTGGGACCCAAGAATCAAAGGACCCCAAAAAGCTTCCATGGGCATGTTATTACTCCATGGAGAACCACATGATTCGTGAAAGCGGCTATTATGAGCAACCATTTCAATCCTCACGCTACAACCGATGGGGAGACTCTCCTTACGGAACGGGACCAGCACACGTAGAACTCCCCAGAGCTAGACTGCTTCAGAAGATGCGGCAAGCCCTAATAGCTTTAGGGGACCGGATTACTAATCCTGGTATTTTTGTTTCAGAAAACCAAGAGGGTGAGGTTAATCCGTTTGGCGTTACAGTAGTAGCCAGAGAAGACGCCGCAGCAGGTTTGCCAAGGGAATGGCAGACCAATGCCCGTTATGACGTTACAGTTGACATGATTGACCGTGAGATTAATCAGTTGAATGACACGTTTATGATCCCGTTGTTCAAGCTTCTGATGAACGACACCGAACGAGAAAAGACTGCCTACGAAGTTCAAAAGATGCTTGAAGAGCAGATTGGCAGGGCTAGTCCTACCTTTGCCCGTCTCGACAAGGAAGTTGTTGTCAAGTTGTTGATGCGTCTGTTTAACATTTGCCTACGCAAAGGCAAGTTTGACGAAATAAAGGACAAACTGGCTGTTGAGGGAGGTATTGCACAACCAGCAATCAACTTTACGTCCAAGTTGGCCCAGGCAATGAAGGCAGTTCGCTCGAACACTGTTATCCAATTCCTGAATTCACTTGGATTCCTGATTGAGAACAAACCTGAAATTCTTATAAACACAGATTGGAATAAGACTTATCGCCGTATGTGGATTGAGTCAGGAAACCCAGTAGACGAACTTGGTGACGAAAAACAGGTCAAGGTTCAACAGGAGGCTATGATGCAGGCAGCAATCGCACAACAGGCAGCAGAAACAGGAAAGACAGCAGCAGAAGCAATTAAAGCAGGAAGGTAATTAATGGCAGATACGCAGAGAAAACCTGGAGTGCCTTCGACAGCACTCAGGAAAGACGACTACAAGCAATGCTTTGGCGTTGATAAGCAACGAACAGCAGCACAAGAACGCATTTGGAACGACATTGTAATGAAACACATTCTTACAACCAGCAAACTAGAACAAGCTGATCCTCTAACAGCTAGGGATTTGGCAATCCACATCTACAAACAAGTAAGCTAATCATGGACACAGAAAACGAAGACTACAACACAGACGACCAACACCACAGTGATTCAACGCAGGAAGTCACGCAGAATCTTACCAATACCAGTAAAGCTGGAGATGTTTTGAGTGGTGTTAGTAAAATATCTTCACCATTTGACTCACTGTATGGTGAAAACGCCCCTACTTTTGAGGACCCTACTATTCAGGACTGGGTATCCAAGCAGAAGGACGGTAAAGGATTCGAAAAAGGTTTAGCGGGTCTACGTAAGCTTGCCTCGCAAAAAGGCTTTGAGCCCCCTCCAGAGGACGCTGACGACGAAACTAAAGAAGCATTCCGTAACACCATGCGGAAACTCAACCGCATTCCAGACAAAATCGAGGACTACAAGGTAAACTTTGGTGAAGATTCAGGTTTGGATGAACCAACCCAGGAAGCCCTGAAGAAGTTCGGTTTCGAGAATGACGTTCCAGCATCGCTTGTTGAAAAGTTTATTCCTTTCAATCAGCAGTTTGCAATGCAGATCGCAGAGCAGCACAAGGAAGCAGAGCTTGAAAAAGCCTCTGAATTGTTTGGTGGACCTGACGAGTTTGGCAAAATGGCTGAAGATTTGCACAAGTTCTTGGACTCCAAAGGTTACAACTACGAAGACCAGACCTTCCGCAACGCAACCGCATGGAAAATGCTTGCTGACATGAAGGCTATGCAGGAAGAACTTAACGAGCTAACCGGAGAAGGTAACCCAGTTATTACCGATCATGGTGGAGGACATAGCGGAAAAACCAAGGAAGCCATGGAAGCACGTATTACTGAGTTGTTGCACGGTGACACGGCAGACGCCAAGGCTTTCAAGAACACCGGAGCTGGAACCAGACACCTTGAATTACGCAAGGAATACGTTCAGCTCAACAAAGACTTGGTAGCTCTAGTCAAGCAACGGCGATAGAAGAACTCAAAAAAGTTTTGACAGTGAAAGACATAATGTTTTTCACTATACGCTATTCAGGATAATCCCTAGTGGACCCTGGCAAAAACCCCTAATGCCAGAGACCCACCACGAGGTGGACAATCAGAGGCGAAGGACTACTTCACTTCACTTTAACCTTAATTTTGTTTTTAAATGTCCACTCCGACAATTCAAGAGCACTATCCTGAAACTTGGGATAAATCCTGGGTAGAAGCACTTCAAACCGCTGACTCTCGCTTATTCGACGCTTGCGAGAAAGATACCCTCACTGGCGACCGCAAATGGTATAACATTGGTGGCACCGTAACTTGGAAACGTAAGACTGCCCGTTATCCGCAGACTTCTTTCGTTGACTACTCAACCAGCAAGAGCTGGATCTACCCAGAGCCTTGGGACGCACCTATTCTGCAAGACGAATGGGATGACGAATACCTCGACTCTATCGTAGTTCCAACCTCCCGCATCATGCAGGACCAAGCCAGCGCATACAATCGTTTGCGTGACGCCTATGTTCGTGACGCTGCTCAAGGCACCCGTATTACTGGTGCTAACGGCACGACTACTGAAGCCTTCCCGGTTGGCAACGTAATTGATGTCAACTATGGCGGTGGCGGTGACGTAGGTTTGACCTGGGGCAAGATCAAGAACGCCCGTGAAAAGATGGATTTGGCTCGTATCCCTAAAGGTGAAAACCGTATCTTTGTCATTGGTGCTCAACAGGTTAGCGATCTTCAGTCGATGGCTCAAGCTACCGACCGTGACTACGCTAATACCATGTTGATCCGCTCTGGCGAAATCCACGGCACGTTCTGGGCTGGTTTTAGCTGGCGTCAGTATGAGGATCTGGAATTCGATCCTTCTGATGCTGATGCACGTCAGTGTTTGGCTTACTACAAGCCCGACATTATTCTAGGTGAAACCGGAATGAAAACTCACATGGACGTTCGTGTTGACTTGTCTCACGCTCTCCAGATCCGTCCAGTTGCAAAGCTTGGTTCGGCCCGTATCAACAACAGCTCCTACATTGTAAAATGTTTGGAAGTTTAATTTAACTTGAAAGGACTATAAATCATGGCTACTGACTGGTATTCCGATGTTGCTCCAACCGATTTTCGCGGTTCTAATCTTGCAGATGGACGCAAATGCTTAGGTGAAATCTCTATCATCAAAGCAGTTGTAACATTCTCTGACACGTCCCACTTGGACGAAGACGACATGTTTCTTGCCTATCTCCCGAAAGGAACCATCGTTCTGCCCCAACTGTCTTACGTGCAGTCTGATGGCGGTGTCGGTGCTACTGCAACCGTAAACGTAGGTACTCCAACTTCCTCCTCTGCTCTCGCAACTGCCCTTGATGTGGCTGCTGCTGGACTGGATCAGTTCGATGGACTTCCCTATCAACTCACCGTAGAAGAATGGCTTACCGCTGACTTCGAGGCCCTTGCGACCCCTGCAACTGGCGTCTTGACCTTCTACGTAGCAGTGATCCTCCCTTAAGGATTTCTCTGTCGTAATTGATTAACTCACCCGAGGGGGGTTTGAGGCGCAAACCTTGAGCCCCCCTTTCTTTTTTAAAACTTAACCTATGGCAGACAGCAAAACACAGCTTGCAAACCTAGCCCTCCTGAGGATCGGGGAGACGGCTATTACTGACATCAATGACACAACCAATGACGCAGCCAGACAGTGCAAAAGACTGTTAAAGACCGTCATCAAGGAAGTGGGAAGAACCCACAAATGGAATTGCTTGAAGACCAGATCACAGCTCGCAGCCAACACTACAGCACCAGCTTTTGGATGGGACTATTCATACACGCTTCCAGTGTTGTGTCTACAGCTTGTCACGCTCAATGGCTACTCCATTGACGAAGCCTACATCCAAAGCAAGTTCGAGATCGAAGGCAGAGATATCCTGACTGATGCCGAAGAGTGCAAAATCACTTACATAGCATACACGGATGACGTTACCAAGTTTGACTCCCATTTTGACCGTTGCGTTGTAGCCCTCCTGTCCAGCTATTTAGCCTCTATTATCGCAGGAGAAGATTCTCTGGCTGTTACCCTACGTAGAGAATACGAAGAAATTGTTTTGCCAAGGGCAATGAGGATTGACGCACAAGAATCCAATCCACGCAAATACAGCCTTATCAACAATTCAACGTGGTTAGAATCCCGTAGAATCCAACCAGGAGAATAACATTGTCCAGAGACAGTAAGAAATCCCTGCTGAACTTCAACGCCGGAGTTTGGTCATCAAAACTTGATGGTCGCATTGATCTTGAGAAGTACAGTGCTGCCTCAAGAACGGCTGACAATTTCCTGATCCGTCCACATGGAATGCTGGAGCGTAGGCCGGGAACAAAGTTCAAGGCCAGAACCAAGAACAATGGCATTGCTTTACTTAAAAAGTTCCAGTTTAATACCGAAACAGGCTACATTATGGAGTTTGGGAACCAGTATATTCGGTTCTTTAAAGACGGTGACAGGGTTACTCAGACGACCAACACCATTTCAACGGCTGCATGGTCAACAGACAGGACAACCTACACTACAGCAGACCCACATAACCTTGCTCCAGGAGATAGGTTTACGGTTGCTGGTGTTACCCCATCTGCTTACAACGTCACCAATGGTATCGTTGCAACTACCCCTACCTCAACTACTTTTACCTATATCACTTCTGATCCAGGTGCGGCTTATTCCTCAGGAGGAACTTTAACGGAGCCATTTGAAGTGACTACGGTTTATGACTCGGATGCTGTTGCGCTTCTAAAAATGAGGCAGATTAACGACATTGTTATCATAACTCACCCGACTATTGCTCCAGTTATCCTCAAAAGACTAACGGAGACCACTTTTGAGTTGCAGACCATCAACTTTAGGCAACCTCCGTTTAGAGACGAGAATCTGTCTAAGATTGAATTATCCATTTCCCACACTACCGGAACCAGCCGGACTCTTACTGCCAGTGCGCCTGCATGGGCCACTTCCACATTCTACCCTGCCGGAACCTACCGGTATGACTCGGGCACAACCGAAATTTACATAGCCAAGGAAGATCATACTTCAGACGCTACTGCTTTTTCTAATGACACCGACAAATGGGAATTGGTTTCCGTCTTTACCTCTGGCAATGTAGGAGGCTACTACAGATTAGGCCACAGAAGGGACGCTACAAGCGTTCAAAGGGCTTTGTATAACTATGCAAGTGGTGGAGGTAATGTGGCGGGTGTTGACGGCTCCAGCAGCTACATAACCATCATTGGAGACTGGACTTTCTCAACGTCTGGAGTATGGGATGCTGACGTAACCATTGAAAGGCGTGACTCAATTACCGGACTTGTAGAGGTAATTTACTCTGGGTCATCGAGAGACGGAAACCGAAACATTTCCATTGCCGGAACGGAAGACGTTACTACTGAATTGAGAATCACGGTAGACAACGCATCAGTCCCCAACACTGAGGGAGACAGTGACGCCTATGCTTACCTTGAGGCTTCAGATGCTTTTTTGTATGGCTATTGCAAGGTAACTGGTTTTACTAATTCTAGACAGGTGCAGGTAAATATTATTTCAGATTTTGAAAAGGCAGGGTCTACTGACGTATGGTCTGAAAGTTCATGGTCTACACGCAGGGGCTTTCCTATTGACGTAGATATTTACGAACAGCGTCTTGTTTTTGCGGGTTGCACCGATCAACCTCTTAATGTCTGGGCTTCAGTCATTGGAGACTTCTTTAATTTTGATTATGGAAATGGCGAAGACGACAAAGCTTTTGCTTATTCTCTTCCGTCCACTGAGCGCAATCCAATAACTTGGATTATTGGAGGCAAATCTATTATGATTGGTAACGGCAAAGAGCACGGTATTATGTCTTCCGGCTCAGAGGATCTTCCAATTACTCCTAGCAATGTTCAATATAGGCCACAGGAAGCCGTAGGATTCAACGGAATCAAGCCTGAGATTATAGGCCCTATCTATGCTGGTGTGGAACGCAATGGGCGTAAGCTGCGTGAGATTGCCTACAAGTTTGACCAAGGTGTGTCTGGAGGCTATACAGCAGCAGACCTTAACCGACTAAATGACGAGATCACTGAGTCAGGCATTGTTGAGATTGCCTATTCCCAGTTGCGCGAGCCATACATTTATTGCGTTCTTGCAAATGGAGATATGGCTGTTTTGTCTTACAACCGTGAGGACGGTATCGTAGGCTGGACCTTGTGGACAACCTCAGGAAACTATGAGTCTGTCGCAACCATCAGGGGAACTGATAATGATGAAGTTTGGATCATTAGGAAAGAGGATGCAAACAATAGATTTATCGAGCAGGTGTTTGCTGATACTTGGTCTGACATAAACGATTGCTGGTATGTTGACTCTGGGATTGAGTATTCCGGTTCTGCAACCACAATTTTTACTGGACTGGATCACTTAGAAGGCAAGGCCGTTCAAGTGTTTGGAGACGGTGCGCCACGCTCTATTGACACATCAGTGTCATCTGTCGTAACCAATGGATCAATTACCATTGCTGGCTCTGGGGTTGAAGTAGCCAGAATAGGGCTGCAATACCTCTCCACATGGCAACCCATGAGGTTAGATATAGACTATTTGACAGGAAGCTCTCAGGGGCTTAGGAAGGCCATTAAACACCTCAATGTGCGCCTGTTTAAGTCGGCTACTTTTAAGATTTACAACGGAGTGGCTACGGACACTGTTCCATTTAACCAGACAACCGACACAATGGATGTCTACATTCCAGCGTTTACGGGAGAAAAGTATGTGAATTGGGCTACTACTTTTGGCTCGACAGCAAACAATGCAAAGTCTACCGATAATGATCCTCCTTTATATTTTATTCAGGACTTACCGCTACCCTTGACACTGGTTGCAGTTATCGTCCATTACAAGATTGCCGGATAATAATGAACCCGTTGCAAGCCATTAAGAACAAACTGTTTACAAAACCACCAGAGTCAGTCGAGTGCTTTCTTGAGCATTTTTTCAGTGATAAGATTTACATTAGGCAGCTTACAATGCCAGGAGGTGCTTTTGTAAAAGGCGAACGACACAAGACCACTCACCTAAACTGCATAATCAAGGGCAAGGTCATCGTTTACGACATGGTAAACGAAAAACTTGTAGCACTGGACGCAACTTACAAGCCCATTATCTTTGAATCGAAAGCAGGAGTATCCAAGACGCTATACATTCATCAGAAAACTATCTGGCAAACCATTCACGAAAACCCAGATAATTGTCAGAATATCCCAACTCTTGAAAAATCTTTGGTTGATCCATTAACCCCAGAAGAACTGGAATTGCCGGAATTTACTAGATTTTCCAATCTTATGTTACAGGAAGGTCAAAAATGTCTTTTTTAAACACAGCCATTGTTGCGGCGGGAACGGTTGTCTCAGCCGCAGGAGCCATCTATGCGGGAAAACAGCAAAAGGCAGCAGCGGAATACAACGCCAAACTCCAATCCAATCAGGCTGAACTGGAGTTTCTTGAGAACAAGGAACAGCTATCTCGCATGAGAACCCAGAACAAGCGACTGCAAGGTCGTAGTCTGGCTATAAGGGCAGCTCAGGGCGTAGACATATCTGCTGGCAGTTCGCTATTGCTTGAGGCTGAACAGGCTGAAGCCATGGAGTTATCCCTGCTTGAACAGGCAAGAGGATCAGAGAACACCCAGAGAGCACTTAGATCAGGTGCCAAAATCACAAAGCTTCAGGGCAAGGCTGCTCAAAAAGCTTCCTATTTTCAGGCTGGTGCATCTTTGCTTAGTGGTGCATCAAGTGCAATTTCAACCTACAAGGCAGGCTAATGGCTATTGTCCCACAACCTAATACACCTAATGTTTCCAAAAGTCAGGCCGGACCCTCGATAAGCGGTGATGCTTTGGCAGCTCCAGGACGTGCGCTACAGGGAATATCGGATTCGCTTAACTATATATCCTCAGACCTGACACAAAGACGCATTAAGGCAAAGGAAGACCAGGCAAAGGCAGAAGCCTTAAGGCAGAAGCAGGAGAACGAGATTTACAAGAAGCAGCAGGAAATCAGAGCTAATAAGATTAAGGTTGAGAACGAGCTTTACAAGAAGCAGCAGGACATCAGGCAGCATGAGCTTGATTTAAGCGCAAAGGCGGTTTTTGAAACAATGAATGATGCCTATGCCAACGCACAGCCATCGGAGTTTCAGGAAATCTTTGAAACCGTATGGGCGCAACACTCGGATAAATTCCAGAGTGTGGTTGAGGACATGAAGCTCGAAGATCGTCAAGTCTACGAGGCCAAGTTTGAATTGGATCAGGCTGCTCTACAGGCTCATACCACCCTGCTAAAGACTCGTAAGATCATCGACAACCAGACGGCTACTGCCATGGACATGTTCAAACTAAACATTGGAGATAATACTCTAGAATCTCTTGATAAGGTCAAGAAGGCAGAGGAGATCCTTGTGAAGAACCTTGGACCCGAGAAAGCTGCTGTAAAGTTATCTGAAATTAAGTCTGGTGCTTATTATGACCAATTGCGCCAAGGATACTCGGATGCAATGACTTTGGATGACATTGCTGCTCTGAACGCTGAGTTTGAAAATACCAAACCAAATATTCAATCTGGACACCAGCTAGCGATTAAAAACGAGTCCATTAGCGCACTTAATAGAATCAACGCAGCAAACGACAGACTTTACAAGGACTTTGCCAAAATAGGAGACTCTGGAGAACCATTGCCAGTTGATGAAATTGAAAACAAAGTAGAGGCCGGATTATTGTCTAGGAATCAGGCTGACGAACTTTACGAACTTGCCAGCAACAAGCAAAACTCCATTGAGCAAAAGTCTGCCCTTGACGTTTACAAACGAGTAACGCACAAGGCTGTTGAGCTACAATTGCAAGAACAAATCTTTGATGAGCTTGATACGGAGAATCCAGCATTTACACTTGAATTGCTGCGTAAGGCTGAAAAGATTATAGACAATTCCACATCCAGTCCGGCAGCAAGAGTTTACGCCAAGCAGCAGCTTCATGCTAAATTCAGAGATGCTACAGAAGTAAGCGACCGCTCTTGGTGGGGCAGAAGAAAGGCATGGATGAATAACAAGTTTAACACCAAGTTCGGAGTGTCTGAAAACATGGGAGACAGCTTTAATGATCTTCCAGAGGCAGTTCAAGAAAAAGCCAGACTCCAATACGGAAGCATGTTGGATAGGGTTAGCATAGTCATGGATCAAACCCAGAGTGATTTCAACCTGTCAGAGCTTTATACAAACCTTGAAAACAAGTTGGTTGAACTTTATGACACTTCCGATCAACCAATAACAGAAAAGCAGTTGCAGGATATTACTGATTATGCAATGGGTTACACAGCAGGAAAGGTTGTTGAAACAGCCATTCAGAAGCAAGTTTCAGCAAATTCGTTAGAAGGTCAAAGCCGCAAGGACGCCATTAAGTGGCTTTTAGAAAACCCAGATCACCCAAAGGCAGAAGCCCTAAGGCAGAAGCTTGGAACCGTTGATTTATTCTAGATATGCCCTTTGATGTTGATGCTTTCCTCGCGCAAGACGAGTTTGATGTTGATGCCTTCTTGAACGATGCACCTACGGTTTCTCCTGCTAATCTGATTAATTCAGAAAGCGCAATTCAAGCATCTATTCCAGTTAAAGACCCCCCGTTATTCAGCTCGGTTAATCAGGCAATCAAGCACAGGACCAATGCCGCCTACGTGTCTACCATAAGCGGTCTGTCGGCAGACAGCATTACTCCAGACCTTTACCCTCACATCGCTAAGGAGGCTGGACTATCGGGCAACCCAGAGGCAGACTTTGAACTGATACGCAACAAGACACGCAGAACTTCGCTTTTTGCCAATGGAGAGGATAGTCTGGATGAACTGCTCACAAGAGACCGAAAGAACAAAACCAACACCTTTCTCAGATCCTTTATTACCAATGGGATACGATCATTGGATGAAACGGTCACTAGAGGACTCAAAAAACTTAGCGGAAAACTTGCGGATATTAACCCGTATCTTACACAACAGCAAAACGCGCTTAAATCCGAAATCGAGATACTTAATAAACGAATTGACCAAAAGCGTGTTGGAGAATCATACGTCATTGCTGACGATCCAGACGTTATCGCATTAAGGCAGGCCAAAATTCAACTAGATGCAATCAATGATACCAGAAAGGCTAACCAAAGGCAGGGCTTGTTCTATGAGATGCTTGAGGAATCAGAAGCAGCCATTCGTGCAGGCAGGGTATTTGAGGCATCAGCAACACTAGCAACCGATGAAGAATTTGACAAAACTCTTACCAGCCAATTCATCAACGGCATGGGAAGCTTTGCCTACTCCATGTCCTCTTTCGCAATCGGAGGCCCCATTGTCGGTTTTACGGCAAACACAGGAGCAATCTATCAGGGCACAATTGACGATGCTCGCCAAAGTGGGGCTACCGAACAGGAAGCGTTTGATGCTGGGATATTATCCCTTCCTGCTGCAACCCTTGACGCCGTAATTGATAAGGTGTTGTTTACCAAGCTGTTAAAGCCGCTCAAGGGCAAGATGACAGTTGGGGAACTGTTCAAGAATGTTGCAACCTCTATTTCTTCTGGCGCATTGTCAGAAGGAGCAGAGCAGCTTTGGCAGAATGTAAATGCAGTCTACCTATCGGCTTACGACCCAGACAGGCCCCTTGATGATGGTGTTCTTGCCAGCATTGCCATGGGCGCAATCTTTGGCGGTGCTCCAGCAGCAACCTCTGTCATGCAGTTTGTTCCAGGATTTGGAACCATCAGAACCTCAGACCCAACCCCAGAGGAATGGAAGCTGATTCGCAAGTTTGAAACAGACGAGCAGATCCTAAAGAACCGTGGGGGGCAGATAGCACTTGATGCAGCTAATGGGGACACGGCAGCACAAGAACTCCACAAGAAATTAGTGACAAGCACCGAGGATGTAGGGGATCAACCCTTTGGCCCATTAAGGGAAGAACCTGATTTGACTAGGGCCGAGATGGACGCCCTTGAGGGTCGTGTGCTTAACCAGCTTAACGACGAACAAACCGATACCCCTCTGGTCAGCGACGAGGATCTTGCGGTTCTGGACTTGAACGAGGAGGCTGACTTGGTAGCCCGTGACACAGAAGGGAGAGCAGATGAAGATACAACCGAACTTCTTCCGGCAGAAAGGAAGCTCGTCAACCTCGAACTTGAGCAGGAGTTGTCAGCTCTCGACGAAGAACTTGCTGCAAACGCGCCTGCCCTGGCTGATGAGAATTTGTCCAAAGCAGCTAAAGAGCTTGCCGAATTGGAACTTGCTGAAACGGAAGGCATTGTTAATAAAGATCTTACAAAAGAACAGCAAGAAAGGCTTGCCGCAGGACAAGACGTAGACCTTTCTCCTTCGACTCAAATAGACAAGAAAACTGCTAAGTTTTTAGCACAAATTGTAAAAGTCGAAAACAAGCTCAATGCAAAAATTGCCAAACTTAAAAAGCAAATTACCAAGAACAGAACAGACGCCAAAGCCGCAAAACTTGAAGCGTTGGGAAAACTACAGGAGCGCATTCGTAAGATCAGGTCCCTCGCTGCTCTCAGTAAGCGTGAGGCATTAAAACGTGCTGGAGAGAAAGCATCAGAGAGACTAGCCAAGGAAGTTCAAAAAAGACTGAACATAGTCAAGAATAACATTCAGGACAGGAAAAACCTTGTCCAATCCATCAAGCAGCTTAAGCAGCTTATTGACCAGTTGCCCAGATCCATCAGGGGAGACTTGAACGCTCTTTTCCCCAAAGTTTCAACCAAAGTCTCACAGGAAGCCCAGTTAAAGGTGCTTAGGGAGGCCGTGAGCCGCATTGAAGCCAAGATTGAGGGGTATGTTAAGGTAGAGCAACGTAAACGGCTCACGAAGGTTATTAAGCGTGGTGTGGCTCAAGCCAAGACCAGAGGAGCAGAGCTGAACATCTTCAAGCGCATTGATGAGATTTCCAAGATGTCAAGGAGTGAAGCTTTTGCAGTTTCCAATGCACTGATGCAAAAAGAGGAGCTTACACCAGAGGAAGTTGTTACAGTGTATCTGCATGATACCTTTGGTGGTGCGCTTAAAGCAGACTCCGAGATAAACTCGCTGGAACTCAGGCAGTCTGCACGGGAGGCCGAGCGAATCTTGAGAACTGGTAAGCTGTTAATCGCTGAACGGTTGGAAGCAAGGTCTATAAGGGATCGTGAGAACGTCCAAGAAGCTCAGGACGCAATTCTTGGTGGAGAAAAACCACTTAACCAGCGTCAGCAAAAGACCAAAAGAGACAAGAACAAGAGTGTGCTAGGGAATTTCTTACGAGGAATCTCAGACTTCGACACTCGCATACAGTCTTATGAATGGCTTTTGGATAAGCTTACGCGAACAGGCAAAGACCTGAAAGGACCGTTGCAGAAGTATCACAAGGCAGTAGTCAAGGCCGGAAACAGATCCTATGCCGAAACAGAAAGCGCAACACAACGCGCCCAAACTGCATTGTCGCAGATTTTCAAGACCAAGAGCAAGTCTGATTTGCTGAAGATCCTTGAGGAATGGCAGACTGGTAAAGATTTTAGTGAGACAGGAATCTATTTCTTTACACCTGGAAAGGCCATCGAACAAGACTTCAGTAAAATGGAGGCTGTTTCGTTATGGATGCAGTGGAAGGACAAGAGTTTAGCAAACACCTTTGAGAAAATGGGTGTCAATCAATCAACCATCAATCAGGTTGAGAAGTTCATCGGAGATGAAGGCAAAGCCATCGGTGAATTTCTCCTGTCTGAATATGGAGCCCAGTTTGGGCGTATTAACGCAGTTCACAGGGATGTTGAGGGTTTTGACCTTAGAGCCGTTGAGAATTACTCCCCTATCTCTCGGGAGGTGGACCCAGAGCCACACGAAGAAGGATACAAGGAGTTCATTCAACCTATCGCAACCGCTCGCAATGCTAACTTACAAGCCAGAACCAACAACACGCACTCCCTCAAATTCCAAGACGCCCTCGCAAACTACGTCCAGCATGTCGCCAAGATGGAACACTACATCTCCCATGCTCACATTGCGCGAGATCTTAGGGTTGTCTTCCAGAACACAAAGGTCAAGAATGCAAT